AAGCCCCCCCCGTGGAAGGGAGCGCGCTGGTAGCGGACGTTAGCGAGACGGGGAAGGACGCCCCGGCAAGCGTCAAGGAGGAGACCCCGACAACCTAAACTCAGCAACTAAGCATTGCTATTGCCCCCCTTTTCAAGGGGGGCTTTTTTATGGGGGGTTGTTTGTTAAAAATAACAAACATACAAACATACCGTTTATCGAGATAAAATCTCATGCCCTCTGCTAAGAGAGCGCGGCATGGAGCCGCGCAAGGCTCATGGATGAGCCGCCGAGCACCCGCGTCCTCGCGGGTTAATAAGCGGAGCCACCGCACCGCATGACAGTTCACTACTTGATGTAACTGTCATAGGTGACAGAAAAATTCTGGCACCGCACACAAAACTGGACTATTATTGCAATATGCAATTAGATTTATTTAATCAACCAGTCACAAAGATCACACATTCATCATTTGACGGTGTTAACCGTCTTGAATTCTGGCTCGATGGTGAGCCAGTCTGGGTACGTAAATATAATACAGGAGAAAAACCATGTTCAGACGCAAAATGTCAAAACGATCAAGCCGTAAATCCTTCCGCAAGGGAGCAATTAAAACCCATCGCATGAATATCAACCCCCGCCCTATGAGAGGCGGAATTAGGCTATAGCATGTTATGCCATGCTTTCACCCGATGGACGCGTGGAATACTGGAGAATTAACTGATAATGGTAAAAACGTCATTACTTTCAAACCTGACGAAGGAAAGGGCTTTGGATTTCAAATCCCCTGCGGCCAGTGTATTGGCTGCCGTTTGGAAAAAAGCCGCACCTGGGCAATACGTTGCCTACATGAAGCACAAATGCACCCTGACAACTGCTTTATAACTCTCACTTACGATGACGACCATCTACCACTTGACCAGTCACTCAACGAAGTTCACTTCCAGAAATTTATGAAAAAACTTCGTGCAGATCATCCCGGTCAAAACATACGCTACTATCATTGTGGCGAATACGGTGAAAACTTCAGTCGGCCACATTACCACGCTATATTATTTAACTTCGATTTCAGAGACAAAATACTATGGAAAACAATCAACGATGTTCCGTTATATATAAGCGAATACCTCTCAAAAAAATGGAAAAAAGGATTCTCAACGATAGGAACCGTGACATTCGAGAGCGCAGCATACGTCGCCAGGTATGCAATGAAAAAGGTTACGGGCGATCAGGCTGACGCCCACTATGAAAAACCTCATCTCCATACTGGTGAGATTCTTAAAGTCAAACCAGAATATTCTACGATGTCTCTTAAACCGGGTATTGGACAAGACTGGTACCTCAAGTATAAGGGCGATGCCTTTCCAAGTGACTTTGTCACTTATCAAGGTAGAGAATTCCCTGTTCCCAAATATTACGATCACTTACACCAGATCGATGACCCAGATCGACACAAAGAAATCATTCAACAACGAAAACGCCAAATGCGTAGGAGGGCACACGACCACACATCAGCAAGACTCGAACAGCGAGAGCAAGTAAAAATTGCTCAATTAAACCAACTCAAACGAGACAAAATAAAATGAATATTTATACAATCTACGATATCAAAGCAGATGCTTACTTAACCCCTTTCTTCTTGCCGACAGACGGGATGGCAACACGCACATTTTCAGACTGTGCAAACGATCCGCAACATCAGTTCGGAAAACATCCGGAAGACTATATTCTTTGGAAAATTGCTACATACGACGATAGTATAGGTATTATCACTCCATTGGAAAAACATGAGCTCTTGGGAAAAGCAGTCGAATACGTTGATCCCAACGCACCCCAACAACTTGACATACAGGAAGCTTAAAAATGCGCTCAGTAATGAAACATAAATTTAGCGAGGTCCCAGCCGCAAAAATACCTAGAGCAAAATTCAATCGCTCACATGGTCATAAAACTACTTTCGACGGTGGAAAACTTGTACCAATTTTCCTTGACGAAGCATTGCCAGGAGATACTTTTAATTTACGCATGGCCGGTTTCGGCCGTCTGGCAACTCCGGTATATCCGTTAATGGACAACTTAAGAGCTCAAACATTTTTCTTTGCAGTTCCTAAACGCCTCATATGGGATAACTGGGAAAAATTCAACGGCGCACAAGATGACCCGGATGATTCCACCGATTACACGATTCCGACTAATATCAGTCATGGAACAACGGGAATAGCCGAAGGAACCATGGAAGATTATATGGGCGTTCCCATAGGCACTACGGATTTAACGTTTTCCGCATTGCCCCGAAGAGCATATCAATTAATTTATAACGAATGGTTCCGAGATCAAAACTTGCAGGATTCGATATCAATAACAACTGCGGATCAATCAGGCGTCGTCGTCACTGGTTTACCTCTCTATAATCGTGGGAAAAGACACGATTACTTTACATCAGCGTTACCATGGCCACAGAAAGGCGATGCCGTTTCTATTCCCTTGGGTACAACTGCGACAGTTAACGCGCCCACAGATGCTGCTGGTCAGGCCCTCGGTTTTATAAGCGATTTCACCGGCAATCTATCGGGCATGACGGATGACGGCGTTAAAGTCGTTGATGCCGGCAATAATGCGTCTGCAAAAGGTCTTTACGCCGACCTTTCCACCGCAACTGCTGCGACAATCAATCAGCTTCGACAGGCATTTCAGATTCAAAAACTACTTGAGCGTGATGCTCGCGGCGGTACCCGGTACACCGAGATCGTGAGGAGTCACTTCGGTGTAACCTCCCCGGACCAAAGACTTCAACGTCCCGAGTTTCTTGGTGGCGGTTCTGCCGGTATCAATATTACCGAAATTCCTCAAACCGCTTCAACGGTTACAGATGACAACCCAGTCGGCAGATTGGCCGCGAAAGGCACAGTTTCATTTTCAGGCCATGGTTTCACAAAATCATTCACAGAGCATTGTATTATCATTGGACTTATTCATGTCGGTGCAGATTTAACTTATCAGCAAGGTCTCAATCGGATGTGGTCCAGATCAACAAGGTACGACTTCTACTGGCCGGCACTTGCTCACATTGGAGAGCAAACAATCCTTAACAAAGAAATTTATGCCGACGGTTCTGCAAATGATGATCTTGTATTCGGATATCAGGAACGCTATGCAGAATACCGTTATAAACCTTCATTAATTACCGGCCAAATGCGTTCAAACGCAACCACCTCCCTTGATGCCTGGCATCTTAGCCAGGACTTCTCAACGCTCCCGGTACTTGGTGACACGTTCATACAGGATAATCCACCGATCGATAGAGTCATAGCAACGCCCAGCGAACCGCATTTTATATTCGATTCTCATTTCCAATTCACCTGCGCACGCCCGATGCCACTTTACGGTGTGCCAGGCAACATCGATAGGTTCTAACATGGGTGGCTTATCTTCAGCAATATCGGGCGGTATCGGTGGTTTTTTAGCCACCGGTAGCCCCTTAGGTGCACTTGGCGGAGCTGTTCTCGGCTATTCATCCGCCAAGGGCGTAGAGGAAACAAACGAAATCAATCAGGAGCAAGCACGATTAAATAGAGAATTTCAAGGCGCACAAGCGCAAAAACAGATGGATTTTCAGCGAACAATGTCCAACACAGCGCATCAAAGGCAAATCGCTGATTTAAAAAAGGCCGGTCTTAACCCGATACTTGCAGCCGGAGGATCTGGAGCCAGTTCCCCAGGCGGAGCCGCTGCTTCCGGGTCACTTCCGGCACCAGCTGGCAACAAGACACAGGCCGCATTGGATATGGGTCTTCAATTGGCAAACCTGCGTAATATACAGGCCAACACTGCTAAAACAAATGCAGAAACTGCACTTACTCAAAACCAATTGCCGCGGTCAAACGTGTTCAATAAACTATGGTCAGCGGCCGGTTCCGTGTACGATAAAGGCAAATTAATCGCTGACTGGTTCGGTGAACGGATGCCAACCTCGGCCGCCGAAGCTGCAAAACTATTGGATGACTATAAGTGGTTTATCACTCAAACAGGTGCAATGAATCAAATCGATGGTAGAGGACTGCCACCGGGTAAACCACGTCAGAGAAAATATGTAAAAAATCGTAGATCAAAATCAGCACCGGGTAAGAAAAAAATCCCGGTTATTCACATTAACGAATGGCAAAAGAGGTAAATCATGGTTACAAAATCAAAACATCGCAGAAGCCAGGCGGACGTGGTCCGCGTAGCAATTGGCTTCGATCCCGAAGAAGGTCGCACAAAACAAAGTCATAAAGACGAATGCGACGTAAACCAAATCATGGCACGGTTTCAGCGAACCGGCGCCATTACCCACTTCAACAAGTTCTCCCCGCACTACGAAGACATGACTGGCTTCGACTATACTGAAGCAATGCAGCAAGTTGCAGAGGCACAATCAATGTTCAATGAATTACCATCATCATTGAGAGACCGCTTCCAGCACGACCCAGCCAACTTTCTAGACTTCGTCCAGGACCCGGCGAACGGGCCAGAGGCCCGTGAGCTAGGGTTACTATCAGACGAAGCCCCCCCCC